TCTTTCTACTTAGTAATTGTGGCGAGACTGTGTCCCGCCACAAAAATATAATTATTATGCTGTTCCTGGAGATCCGAAGATACCTCTAGGGTCAGAGAATCCAAAAGAATATCTCTCTCTAGCTTTGTATCTAACATTTCCAGTATCAAAGTCACCTTCCATAGTCGTTTTGATAGGTGCTCTAACGAAATGTTTAAGACCATTTGGAACATCTGTTTTGATAAAGAATGCATCTGGGTCAGTTAAGTAGTGATTTACTACATAACCTTGAGGAATCATCCCCATGTTTTTAAGTGCATTGATATCATTATCAGCTGTACCTACTCTACCTTCAGACTTCATAAGTCTTTCAGCAGTAAATTGTAACTCAGAAGGAATAATCATTTTCATTCCTCTAGCCGCAATTTTTAGGCCTCTCTCATCAGTGAACGCTGCAATGTCAATTAACGATTGCTCTAATGAAGTTTCATTTAAGTCTGCAGCCGTTGCTAACTCATTACTGAATTCTCCAGCAAGAGTTGGGTGGTCAGTAGCTAATAAAGCTCTTCCGTCTCCACCTGCAAAGTTTGCATTGAAACCATTATTTAGAACAGCCGCGCCTTTAACTTGCTTAGTGTTCGCCATAGATCTTGCTAGTGCTTTTGTATATCTAGACGCAAGTCTGTCATACAAGTTATCCTCAATCGCTTCTTCAGTGATTGCGAACGCTAGCGCGATCGTTTCGTTTGTGTAACGAGCCGTGAAAGTTTCTTGCGCATCATCGTAAGTTACGCCTTGACCTTCAGGTTTTACAGCAGCATTTGCAAAACCACTTAACATTACTTCTTCTTCAAAAGCTCTGTCAGATGATTCTTGATCAAATATTTCTGCTGTTTCGTTAGCATAGTTTTTGTACTCTAATCCGAATAAAGCATTCAGACCAGGCTCTAGTTCTTTAACTAGTTGTGCTCGTGATATAGCCATAGTTATTTATCTCCTATTCGATTGATTAACTGTACAAGCCAGATTGTTGAGCCGTAATGACTACTACATTCGCACCGGGAGCTGTTAAGTCTTTATTTTCCGGGTCGTTTGCAGATCTTACGATCTTAAACATTCTGGTTGCCGCTGCCGTACCGATGTCCAAAGTAGTGATCGATTGACCATTTTTGTTATCAGTTGCAGTGTAATTGTTAGTATTAAAGTTCTCCGTTTGCGAAGCTTGCATAGCTTGAGTAACAGCAGCATCGGCTTTGATAACATATTCTTGGAATGGGTTATCATTAACAAGACAAGTAATACCATTACTTCCAGTGTTATAGTCGATTGATGTTGTTTGTCCCGCTACGATATTATTCGCGAACGTAGGTTTTCCTGAAGCATCAATAAAGAATGCTCCGTTGAAAACACCAGCTAATAATGCTGAGTTAGCAGTAGTCCATGCTGTACCACCGTTTCCTCCGTCATCAGTAACTGTAAACGATGCATCCTGTAAGTGACCTTGAGAACCACCAGCATCTTGAATAGATACAGGGTCGCCCTTGTTAGTCGCTACACCAGGTGCATTTTGCATTTGATATTCAGATTGTCCTGAAGTCGCCGGAGTATTTCCAACGTTCATTACCATTCTTAAACCAAATCCAATTGTGCTTGCATTTGCCATAGTTATTTTCTCCTTGTGAGATGTTTTACCATCTCGGTTAATTTAAATCGTTGGACTTAGAAATTACTAAAGAATTAGTCTTTCTTTGTACCACCGAAGGTTACACGAGTTTGTCTATCTTGATTGATAGGCATACTTGGGTGCTGATCCTTCATCAAATCGTTATTAACTGCGTCGTCTCTATCCTGTGTCTGCTTTTTATAATAAGCTTCACGCGACTTAGCGATTTCCTCTGGTATCCTAGCCAGCAATAGGCCGCCAACTCCGATGACTCCTGCATATTTGCCTTCTTTTTGTGTTGGATATTCAGTCTCTGGATATTCGTCAGATCTAACTAACTCCCATCCGGATCTGAGTTTACCGGTCATGTTTTTTGTATCATCAAAACCCATTGACTCAGCTCTTATCCATCTGTGACGATAACCGTCAGGCGCAGGTGGTGCATCTAAAGATGATGGTGGAGTCCAAACTTTCGGTTGTTCATTTTTAACTCTAGTTTGACTCGCACGTGAGGTGTTTGTTTTATTATTTTCCATATGCTTATGCCTCCTTCGTGATGTTTAATTGTTTCGCATATTCTTCTAGCGGCACACCTAATTTTTTAGCAATTGCTACCTGCGATGGCGTGAGTCTCACAGTTTTGCGACCAGTCTTTGTACTACGCGTTGCCGAAGCAACGGTTTGTGTAGGTTTACTCGTCTGTGTTCCCTCTTTTGTATCAAACTTATGGGGAAATTCAAGTCTTATTCTCTTGTTTATTTCCGAATAATATTCATCAGTTTGAGGGTCATAACCTTCTTCTTCGGTTAATTTCTTATGTAAAGCAAAAGCAGTAAAAGTCATAGGCTCATCTGCTCCAAACCAACTATTATCACTAGCCCATTTTTGTGCTTTAGGGTCAGGATTAATTGGTGCTTCTTGAGGTTGCTGTTGAACAGGTGTTCTTATTTCTTGTTCTCTAGCAGGTGCTTTAGCTTCTTCTTTTGCTTGTAGTTCTGTTAATCTTGCAGTTTCATATCCAAGTTTAGATATTTCAGTTTGAGCAATAACTTCAGATTTAAGATCTCCATCTTCTCTAGCTTTACCTAGTTTAGAAACAGCTGCTTCCATAGCAGACTTTATTCTATTTTCCATTTCAGATACATAACCTGTATCTAAAGTAGACAATCTTTTATTGAGATTATTTTTTTCTGCTAAAACTGTTTTTGCATAAGTTGTGGCTTCGTCTCTTTGCCTTTCAGCCTCACGCATTTTTTTAGTAAGTTTAGCAATTCTTCTTTTTACTCCGTCGCTATACTCTTCTAGTTCGTTTTTCTTTTCTTCAGTCTTCTCTTCAACTGGTTTCGTGTCGTCCTGTTCAGTTCGAATATCAGGCTGCTCATCTTGTTTCTCAGCTGTGTCATCGGACTCATTATCGTACGTAATATTTGGTTCATCTTTTTTTACCTCATTTTCATATGTTCTATCTGCTTCTTTTTCTATCTCTGGCAATTCAACTCTAGCACCACCTTGTGATGTATCGAGATCAATTGTCTTTTCTACTTTTTTAGTTTCTTCTGTGTCTGGCATAGTTTCTCCTATGGGTTAAATATAATGAAGTACAGACTCTGGGTCTTTAATAGTACCCAGTACTTCATCGTCGTTTAATAAACGGACTTCTCCGCCTTCTATTGGTAATCGTGATCCGGCATATCTTGCAAAGATTACCCAATCACCTTTTTTGCACCACGGACCAGATGAAAATCTTTCTTTGTCCGTATAAGCTAGTGGTCCCATTTTTAAAACGTAACCACAATTAGTTGCAATCCTAGCTTTGTCTAAAGCTTCTTGTGCAATAATTATACCACCTTTAGTTTTTTCTTTTGGTGTAAAAGGTAAAACTAAAAGTCTGTAACCTACAGGTTCAGGTAGTTCACTTACTGAATCGTTAATATTTTCTGGATTAAGAGGTTCTTTCTCTTCTTTTTTTTCTTCTTTATATTTGTCTAATAAAGCTGATTTATTTTTTGGGTCCTCGGCTGAGGTCGACAACGTTTCCTGACTCATCTTTTTGCTCCTTATTGTTTAGCAGGTTAGAGATTTCCTGTAATGTTATTTGTATGGCATGTGCCTGTCCTACTAGATACTTATATTTTTCCATATTGTCAACCCCTCCTCCAAGGATTCCATCGCCAATGGTATTAAGTCTATCTTTAAGGTCTTTTTGTATTGATATTACTATATTCATTCCGTCCATTATTTCTCCTTTTTTCTTTTTTTCTTTTTTATTTTACCGCCGTATTTTTTATCCCATTTTTTTGCTATTTCAGGTTTATTGGCGTACATAAACTTTCGTTGCTTTTCAGATCTAAAGGGCACTTCTTTCTCCTCTAAAATCTTCAATCACTTTTAATTTTTCTTGAGCATCTGCAATTTTTTGAAACAGTTTATCTATTTCATCTAGATGTTGTGGGTGCTCTCCAATTCCAACAGGATGTTCTAAGTATATTTTTAAGGTAGCATCAGCTTCAGATATCTGTGCTTCGTATCTAGCTTCCAATGCATCTAATAAAACTGCTTTCATTAACACTTCCACCTTCTTCTAGCTTGTCTTATTCTAGAGTTAGGATCATTTCTTGTTTTAGCTGATGAATTTTTTAATTGCCCTGCTGATCTTGCACAATATGACTTACGTCTATTTGCAGATTTAGATCCAGGTTTAACTTTACCTGTTACTGCTGTTTTTAATTTTGATCCAGGGTTGGCTGCTCTATATGCTTTTACACCTTTAGATGTCATACCTGCACCAGACTTTGTAGGTCTGTAATTAGCTCCAGGTCCTTTAGTAGTTTTTCTAATAGCCATTATATTAAACCTCCCATACTTACTTTTTTTCTTTTTGCAAATGTTGCAACATTAGTTGGTTTCCCTCCAGGATTTCCAGCAGCTCTTTTTCTAGAAACTGCAGAACTTTTTTGTCCTGATGACATACCTTTTGCTTTTGCAAGCGGCACACATTTTGGATAAGCCCGTTTACTTCCTTTAGAACGTCCACAAGGTTGATACTTACCGTTTTTTTTCGGTGCTCCAATATCGACCCATTTTTCGTTCACCCATTTACGTAAACCGCTTTCAGCCATTGTTATTTCTTTTTAGCTTTTTTCTTTTTACCACCAGGTTTTACTTTACCTGAACATACAGCAGACCCATACATATTAGCATATGCACTTGGGTAAACTTTAAACTTTCTTTTAGCCGCTGCTTTTCCTTTTGCGCAAAGTTTAGCCATTATTTTTTTATAACTCTTTTTAATACTTTAGCTTGACCTGCATGTAACTTAGAGGCTTTTTTTAAACCTTTAATTACTTTTTTTATTTTTTTTACTTTAGGTTTATTCATTATTTAGCTTTGCCACCTTTTTTAGCAACCATTCTTTTTGGATTGTATCCAAATTTTTTTGCTAACTTAGGATTTTTTTTAGCTAACTTAACTAAACCTGCATTTTTACTTTTACTAATAGGTTTTCCAGCCATTATGCTCTACCGAATCCTCTCTTAGCAACACCACATCCTCTTTTCTTTTTGACCTTGCCACCTTTTTTGTAGCCGTCTTTTATTTCACTCATAACTCTTCTTTTCTCAGCCATGTCATTTGAATTAGGATTTTTTCTAGCATCAAGTCTTCCAACTTCTTCTAAAAGATTTTCTCTTCCTGTATTTTTCATATTATTTGCTGGCTCCTCTAGACTCATCTCTTCTAGATTTAAAACTTTGTGTTTTTGTAGATTCTTTTCCTCTTCTTTCTCCTAAAGATTCATCAAGTCTATCATTAGCACCTTGTTTTTTTGAACTTCCATATGGAAATCTTACGTTTGATCTTATTCCGTTTTGTCTCATTTTTTTCCTCCGTTGTTTCTAAATATTTGTGTACCCTTTATACCATAAATACTCGCCACGACAAGGATCCACAAATTAGTGAACCATGACGGTAGTGCTGCAAAATGCTCAAAGAAAACGTCAACCTTCTGTAGAGCAGTTGGGTCGTCACTTATGACTGCCCAAGCAAGGACAGCGATGGGCAAACTTATAATTATTAAAACTGCCTCGTCCTTGTAATCCGAATCTCGCGATTCAAGAAGTTTTCCCTGGTAAGCTTCCTCACCTCGGGCCATTTTTGATGCATGCATAAGCTGTGCATCTGACATAGCCATTTTCGTTCTTTGCTTGTTAGCGTAAATTTTACTTCCAGCAGAAACGGCTAATTTAATTGCCGACAACCACATGTTAGTACCATTTAGCTTTAACAGGTTTTTTATCAGCTCTCATAGCTTTAGTTCCTCTAACAATTACTGTTTGAGTTTCTAAAGGATTAGTTGCTTCAATTGTAACACCACCAGTTTGGTATCCATCTTTACCAACACCAAGTTCTTTTACAATTTTAACATCTTTATTCATGAAAGTTGAACCTCTTTGCCAATCTTTGCTCATAATGTTTCTCCTTGTTAATACTATAGTTAATTTTTCTTAAAATTTCTACCAAAATCGTGTTTTTTACTGTCGGTAGACATAACTTGTTTAGTTAGCGAAGTAGCGGCTCTTAGTTCTGCTAGATCTTCGTTTTGCTCAAGCTTGTTTTCTTGATTTTGTTGGTTCATCATTGCTCTCATCTTATCAAGGTTGAGTCTTTCCTGACCTTCGTCTTCTTTTCTAGCATTATCTGCTGCTCTAAGGTCTAACTCTCTTGCTCTTAGTTGAGCAATTGGATCATTTGAGAAATCACCTAGGATTTCTTTTTGTTCTTTTAGATATTCTTCCATCATTTCTGCAATTAACACAGCTTTTCTAGATTCTATCTTTAAACTCATCTGTTGCATCATTTGTTTTGTTTGTGGATTCTGCATCATCTGTGGATTCTGTGCCATTTGTTGCATTTCTACTATTTCTTTTTGAAATTCCATTTCAATTTGCTCCAAAGCCATTAAACTAATGTGTTCAAAAATATTTTTTTCTAACATCGCTTGGATCTGTGGATTGTTTCTAGCCATATTAGTTCCCATAAATGCTAAGTGTGCTGTCATGTGAGCTCTATGGTCTTGTCCAGGGAATGCTTGAAACTTTTGTCCTGTGATTGCATCAATATGTTCAACCGCAGGATCTTTTGGAACTGGTTTGACAGGTGGTTTTAAAATTAAGTCAATATTTTTTACACCAATCGCTTCATACATAGATCTGTACGCTTCATATAGATTATGCATTTGAGGATTTGATTGTGCTAATTGTAATTCTGTTTGTGCCATAGATATTCTCTGTGTTTGAGAAAATATATTTGGATCTGCTACTGGTACTACATCTATCTTATCATCGAAGTCAGCTACTTTAATTTGTCTTTGACCACCAACAACATCGTATGGATACTCTTGAGGTAGGTATGTTTTAAAAACTTTAGTTAAAAGTTTAAACTCATTCTTTAGACTAGCATACAATCTTTTATGAATTGCAGACATAGTTCTACTTCCTCTTTCCAACAGCGCTACTGTCGTCCCAACGGCCGCTTGTTGATTCCCATCTCCTATATTTAAGTCAGCTATCGAGGCAAATCTTTGCCCGGCTGATACAACGACACCCATAAGTTGAAGTAAAGTTTGAGACGGTTCTTTAAATGGAAGCATCATAAATGCATCTTTGATACTGCCACCAGGCGCATCTACATCTCTGAATTCTCCAGGTTGAATTGCTTGTACATCGTTCTGTACTCTTATTCCTCTTTGCTTAAACCCAGCAGGTAAGTTTGCTAAAGTTCCTGCATCTAATAATTGTCTTAGTGCTGCAGTTGCAGTTCTACTTAATCCACCAATCATATGGATCAAACCGAAACCATAGAATCCTAGCCCAGGTAAAAATTTAAAGTGAACGAAGTATTGGATTTTCTTTTTTAATGGATCGCCGACAGCGAAGTTTCTTCTAATAGATAAAATCTTTGTAGAATACTCATCGACCGTTACAATATAAGGAAGTTTTATTCCAGTCATTTCCCCTTCGGGTCCTCGATCCTCAAAGCCTTCTAGGTCAAGGTTAACATGACATTCAAGTAATGTAAATACTTCAGGGTCTCTTCCTCTAGTCAATCCTTCTAACTCATGTTCTTTTTTACTTAAGTCGGACTCAGGGTCATAACCCGGTTTGATTTCTATATCTCTATAGAATCCTGCTACTTGTTGTTTACGTAAATCATTTTCACCCATTTTAACTAAATGTACAATTGCTTCTGCATCTTCTAATGAAGT